GCACGACCTAACACAGGCAAGACTAGTAGCCATGCCAGCTTGTGTGCCGGTCCCGGTGGCTTCATTGAGCAAGGGGCACGGGTTATGGTGCTGGCTAATGAGGAACGTGCTACTCGTGTAGCCGGTAGGTATCTCACTGCCTGTTGTGGTATGTCCCTTGAGGAGATTAGAAAGAACAAGAGCCAAGCAGAAAAGCGTATTGCTTTACTTAAAGATAATCTGTTTATCTCTGACGCTACAAGCTGGGACATGGACAGGCTAGAAGGTGCCGTTAAAGCATACAAGCCTGACATCTTAATCGCAGACATGGCTGATAAGTTTTTGCCCGGAGGTACATTCACTGCTGGGCATGAGCAGCTTAAGGCTACGTACATTCGACTACGTATTGTAGGTAAAGAATACAACACAGCCATCTTTGCTATGTCACAGTTGTCGGCAGAGGCAGAGGGTAAGGTCAATGCCAGCATGTCAATGCTTGAAGGATCGAAAACAGGTAAGGCATCTGAAGCTGACCTCTTGATATGTATCACTAACAACCCCACGTTTGATGGGCAAGAAGAGGAGGATTGGACTAGGCACTGGTGTATCGTTAAGAATAAACTCACTGGTCGTCATGGTAAAGTTACGACAGTACTTAACCCGTTAACAGCGAGGTACGAAGCGTAATGAAACTAACTATTGACATAGAGAACACAGCATGTCGTTCCCCAGAGGGAAAGCTTATGCTGGACCCTTTCACTGAGGGTAACGAGTTAGTGCTTGTGTGTGCTAAGACAGACGCTGGTGTTGAGCATCACTTCTGGTTTAACCACAAAGAAGTAGAGTATAGCAACGATGCCCATGTTGCCTTACAAGAGTTACTATCGGAGGCTACTATACTTATATGTCACAATGCACAGCATGAATTGATCTGGCTGTGGGAGTGTGGCTTCGAGTATGATGGTCCAGTCTTTGATACCCTACTGGTAGAGTATGTACTGCAACGGTCAGTGAAGCAGCCGTTGTCTCTTGACGCAGTAGCTGAGAGGTATGAGCTAGATAATCAGAAGCTTGGTACACTGTCAGAGTATCTTAAGAAAGGTATTACTGTTGACTCAATACCTAAAGATGAACTGCTTGAGTATTGCTTACAGGATGTACGTAGTACCCAAGAACTATCTAATGAACTGCGTAAGAAGATGTTCAAGGAAACGTACAGTCCTCTGCATCCTATAATAGACTTGACTAATGATATGTGTGTGCTGCTTGCTCGTGTGTATCAACGAGGCTTTAAGGTTAGCCTTGATGTACTGGAGGATGTTCGTAAGGAGTTTACTGAAGAGCGTGCTGTGTTAGTAGCTTCTCTTGAAGAGCAGGTACATAAGCTTATGGGCGATACACCTATCAACCTATCTTCTCCAGAACAATTGAGTAGGGTGATCTACAGTCGTAAGCCTAAAGACAAGTCCACATGGGCATCTCTCTTTCCTATGTACACTAAGAAGAAAGAGTTCTATTCTATTGTAGAGAACAACAGTGATATTATCTACAAGACTCAAGTCTTCCAGTGTACTGTATGTCAGGGTAAGGGTTACTCATTCCCTAGAAAGAAAGATGGTAGCAAGGGTAAGGCCAAGCGTCGTTGCCTTAACTGTGACACAGCAGGTGTAGTCTTTGTACCTAACACCAAAGTGGCTGGGTTAAAGTTCAGTGTCGGTGCTAATTCTTTCATTGCTGCTCATGGCTTTAAGACAGACAAACGAACCTTAGAGTTCCTTGAAAAGGTTGCTATCAGTAACAACATGGAAAGTGCTAGGGACTTCTTGTTCAAGGTACGTAGGCTATCAGCACTAGACACGTACCTATCTGCTTTCGTAGATGGCATACAAACCTTTACTAAAGCAGATGGTAGGCTTCACGTTCGTATGACACAGCATCGGACTAGTACTGGTAGGTTGGCATCTGACTCACCTAACCTACACAATATGCCACGAGGAAACACGTTTCCTATCAAGAAAGTGTTTACTTCTCGTTGGGATAATGGTACAGTACTTGAAGCTGACTTTGCTCAGTTGGAGTTTAGAGTTGCAGCAGAGTTAAGCAAAGACAAACTTGCTATAGAAGAAATACAGACAGGCTTTGATGTGCATAGTTATACTGCGTCTATCATTACTGAGGCTGGTCAGACTATTACTAGGCAACAGGCTAAGGAACATACCTTCGCTCCTTTGTTTGGTGCTACAGGCTTTGGGCGTACACCTTCTGAAGCTTCCTACTACGAAAACTTTCTAGTTAAATACAAGGGTATTGCATCATGGCATCGTGATCTAGCTAACGAGGTAATGACACACGGTTACGTAACAACACCTTCGGGTAGACAGTTTGAGTTTCCTAACACAAGACGGCTACCCTCTGGTAAGATTACAAACTTTACAATGGTTAAAAATTATCCTGTGCAATCCTTTGCCGCAGACATTGTTCAGACTACGCTACTCTTGCTCGAAAGAAATATGCGGTTGAAAAACCTCAAGAGTATTCTAGTCAACAGTGTACATGATAGTGCTGTCATTGATGTGTACCCTAACGAGCAAGCTACTGTAGTTAAGACGGTAGAGGAAACTATTGAGCAGTTACCTGCAACAATCTTTGCTAGGTTTAATGTGGCACTAGATGTTCCTCTTGTACTAGAACCTAAGACAGGAAAAAACTGGATGATTATGGAAGATATAGCTTGATAATTGTGAGAATATAAGTATACTGGTGTTCCTTTTACACATGGAGAATTAAATGAATAACATCGTAACTCTAGACACTACTAATAACTTCGACAGCATGGCAGAAGCTATGGGTATTGCCGTACAATCTGCTGCTGCTGCTGAATCTAACAACTCTTCACTGGCTCGACTACGTATCTGGCATCAGTCCATCATGGGTACTGAGCAGGTCAAGGGTAAGTCACGACAGGTGGAGGTGGTACCGGGAGGTACCTACCGCTTGCAAGATGCTAATGGAGACTTTAGCTACGCAGATAAGATATCTTTCAAACCTTTCCTTCAGCAGTTTTTCTACAGTCGGTATGTACCTTACGTTAAGCCTGACGATCAAGGACGTAAGGGACGGTTCGTAAAGTCTGTCATGGTTGGGCAGTCACAGTTTGGCCGTGATGATCTGATTGATACTGATGGCAAGGTAAACTGTGGTCGTCCTGCTGGATACATCAAGAACTGGGGTGACCTACCTGAAGCACAACAGAAACTGTTCATGTCAGTTAAACGAGTACGTGCTTTGTTTGGTCTGGTTACAATGCACGAAGCAGTAGACAATACTGGTGAGCCTGTCTCATCTGAGGAGGGTATCCCTGTCATCTGGGAGATTGATAACAAGGATGCGTTCAAGACTATCGGACAGGTCATTGATAAGTTTGCAAGCAATCGTCGGTTGCTACCTCAACACAGCATTGAACTAACTACTACAGGTGAAGCAATGGCTAATGGCAACATGATCTACAAGCCTGTTACTAAGGTAGACTTTACTTCTACTCTTCCACTTGCAGAAGAAGAGAAGGAGTTGTTTGCTAACTTCAAGCTATGGGTACAGAACATTAACCAAGGTATCAAGAAGACCTATGATCTAAAGTCTACTACTGATATGTCTCTAGAAGATGAAGATACTGTTAACAGTTTCATTGATGTCACTAACGCAACTGACGTTGCTTAGTTTATCATGGAGCATGTAGCAGAACTAGCAGTACATAGTTATCTAGAACAGGTAACTACCAATAAGAAAACTATGTCTGAGGAAAACATTCGTAAGATTGCTGATGACGTAGCTAAATCTTTGCGGCGGCAGTTCTGTGAACGGCGTGGTGGTACGGGGGGTTTTACCCTCCGTGCTTCCAACCTAGGTAGACCTGCTTGTCAGTTGTGGTATCAGAAGAACCACCCAGAGAAAGAAGAACCCTTACACACCACCTTCCTAGTGCGTATGGTCTTTGGGGATATGGTAGAGGCTTTGTTCAAAGGTCTTCTAAGAGAGGCTAATGTTACTTACAAAGACTCTAAGCGTATCCAAGCTAAGATTGGTAACACAGATATCTCTGGTGAGTATGACTTAATTGTTGACGGTGCAGTAGATGACATTAAATCTACTAGCCCGTGGTCATACAACAACAAGTTCACAGACGGTAAGAACCTTGAGAAGGATGATCCCTTTGGTTATGTAGGGCAGCTTGCTGTGTACAGCACAGGTGCTAACGTACCTGCTGGTGGCTGGTGGGTTATCAATCAAGCCAGTGGTCAGTTTAAGTATGTAGCTTACGAGAGTGATACCAAGGAGGTTGTAAAGAAACTATCTGCTACGGCAGACAAGGTTAACCACAACATCTTTGAGCGTTGCTTTAAACCTGAAGCAGAAACATTTAGAAGCAAGCTAACTGGTAATCATAAGCTGATTAGACAGTGTTCCTTCTGCTCCTTCAAACACGA